GCCTGAAATCGCCTGTGTTTGCGTCTGACCTTCTCCACGACGCCCAGCATAGTCCAGACCAGCAAACAGCAGTTGCAGCGGTCCTGCTCCTCCTCTGATTCGTCCACCAAAGCGTCCAAGGCGTCCAAGGCGTCCTAGACCCCTTGTAGGACGCACTACAGGAGGTGCTGAACCCTTTGGTGGTTTAAGACCACGCAGACCCCTTGCAAGACCACCTAACCCAAGGGCACCCAGTACACCTTGAAAGATTCCATTATCCTTATCTTCTTTCTTCTGTAAGGATTGTAGGAGTGACTTATATGTAAGTTTTTTCTCCTCTAGTAACTTTTTCTTGAGGACCAAGATCCGTCTAGAAGCAGCAGACTCCACATCTGCCGAAGTGCCAAACAGTTTACTGACACTAAGAGACTTAGTTTGAATCTTTGTGCTTACTTTTAGGATCTTGTTAAAGTTCATCCTACACCTAGGATAGCGTTAGAGGTAAAATGATCAAAACTACCACTAAATTTCGAAGAAGCAACGATATCAGGTGAACGTGGACCAGCTTTCTTTGGGCTCACAACTTTAGTTTGCCCAGGAAGTTGCAATACAATAGGATCACCAGATCCAGTTGCTTGACCATCCATGGCATTATCAAAAGAATCCACAATATTCTGAAGATTATTTAATGGAGTCTCGACTGGACGCATTGCGACGGCACTCGAAAGAGGATCACCAACACTACCTCTATCACCCAGATCAACCTTATCAATCTGATTTAGTCTTCTTTCAACAGCATCTGAGAACTTAGTGATTGGAGTATTAAATCCATCACGGAATACTTCTCCTCTTTCAATGAGTCTTTGAAGATTACCTTCACCGAGTTGTCCGGCACCAAGCATCTTAACACGCTCGACAGGACCCATTTGACGATATTTTGGAGACAACTTCAACATCTGACGATGCATGTATAAAGTTCTACCCATGTAGATCCTTTCTTGCAACTCTGGATTGTTGAGATACTCTTGAGTTGTAGGAGGAGTTATGCCAATAATCCTAGATGCTGAGTCAATCTCTGGTCGTCCCATTTGATATCGACCAGCAAAAGCCATGCTAGATCCACCCATCTGGTTGTATCGAGCACCTTCAACATCAGCAACACCTTGTTTTAGTGCATTGTATTGTTCCTGAGTGATGCCAAGTTCTTCTAGTGATGTTTTTTCGTCTACAAACGGAACTTGTGGAGTGCTTTGAGAAATCTGATAAGGAGTACCTATCTG